AAACATTCACTAGACACTGGAGTAGTTGCATATCCCGGTTATCCTTATACGGTAGAAGAAATTGACCTACTATTTCAATCACTAGATAACTCTGGAGGAGAATAGGTGGATAATTATCAATCAGTAAAAGATGGCGATATTTGGACTGTTGAGAAAAATGGTCACAAAGTTACTCTGCCACTGTCGGATGGTGATAATATTGTAGCAGAATTTGATAGTAGAGAAGCAGCAGACCGTTATATTGGTTATGTGAGAATGTTACTAGAACAAGGATACCAATAATGGTTTCTGTGAATGATAAGGTAACAGAGTTGGTAGGATCATACTGGTACAAAAACAAAGATGCTACTCCTGTAGAGTTTACTATTTATGGAATTAATCATGATGTTTACTCAAATGAATATGATAGTTATGAAGTATTTAATGCTGGTGGAATACTTTTAGGAATTAATCTTAGTGGTCATTTTCCATTTGACCATTTTCCATCATATGTTGAAGTATACGATTTAATCAAAACTGAGTTAGAAACTGGATAAAGGGGTGAACAAAATGGGTAGTGATATTTATATAGAAAGTGCTGTTGCTATTAGGTTGCAAGATTTTCTTAACAGAAAAGAACTAAAGAAGAAATCTGTAAGAAATGATATTGTTGATGAACTAATTAAGACTGGTGTTATGTCAGCAGTAGGTCGTCATTTAGAGATGAGGGAAAGTGTTAGTAATTTTATTAATGAGTTTGAGTCCTTAATATCTATGGAAGATGGATACGAGGATAATCGTGAGAATAATGACAAAGCATTAAGAGTGTTTTGTAATCATACTGGTGTTGATTGGGGCAATTTAATTACGTTTGAACTCAGGTCATTTGACAACAACAGAGAGGTCGGGTATGATGTAGACATTGACACGATTTACCTTATGTTTGAGTCTCACAGTCTGTTTGAGACAAAAATGACTAAATCTGGTAAAGAGTTGGCTAAAACTCTTGGATTAAAAGAGATTACAGAAACTACTTGGACTATTCATTCTTACTAGGAGGTTGTGATGCAAGACGAATTGCGTAAACGTATTGAACAATTTATTGTTGATTATGAGAATAATATAGATGATGTGCATGGTAATATAGCAAATATGGATAGTTTTCTTGAAACTGCTATTAGTTTATTGACAGAAACCGTGCAAGAATCAGGTGTTCATTATGAACCATGATATAGATACCGTGGCAGAATACATTAAAGATGCCGAAAAGTATGGTCTGGTTGTAGAAGTAGTATATTTTGCCCTTAAATACATGAAAGAGCATCCAGATAGGGGAATAGATGATGCTATGGATTATGGGTACTGGGAATGGTGCAAATAGTGTATAAATATTAATGGCCCTTATCTAAAGGAGGTCATAATGAGTCAAGACACTAAATTCAAAGTAGTTCAAGCCCCAGATACTCATAAAATTAGACTAGAACTCTGGAGAAAATACGGAGATAAACCAGATGAATGGATGAGCGATGAGGTATTGAGCGACTTATCGGTTCAAGAACTAAAAGAACTCGGTAATTACATCATTTCTCTTATTCAAAAAAGCAAAAATAAATCTTCATAAAAGAATACTTAGTAATAAGTAAATAGTGTATAATGTGCTATCTACTTTACAGGTATTATTATGAAACCCTCTATTAAATTTGAAATAAAAGAAGAAAAAGATATATTTTCTATAATGATATACAGACCGTATGAAAAAAATCCTGACGAAACCAAATGGTCTTACATTGACAGTTGCCACCCAATGAGTAAAATGGATTTGCATATGCTCAAAAATTTCCTTCAGGAGTATCTTAATAATAATGACTGGTATTAATGTTCAGTCTCCTTGGTCAAACCTACTAATTAATGGAGATAAGTGTGTAGAAACACGCAGTTATCCCTTGCCAGAAAAATACGAAGGCGAAGAATTGGCACTAATTGAAACTCCCGGCAAGCATGGAAATTTTAAAGCAAGAATTATAGGCACTATTACATTTAGTCATAGTTTCCAATATCCTAACGAACAAGCATGGATAGATGATCATAATAGACACAAAGTAGACGAAACAGATAAAGATTATGGCTGGAAAACCGATAAAGAAAAATGGGGTTGGGTAGTTAGTAATTTAAATAAATTTGATGATCCTCAACCAGCACCAGAAAATAAAGGAATTATTTTTACGTTAGGTTGTCAAATAATGATACCATCAGGAGTTTAAAGTGGATATAGATATTAATAAGCAAGAAGCATGGAGAATATTAGACGCAATTATTGCGTATAAAGATGATTACGAATTGTCTGTTGCTGTAAAAAATACCATAAAAAATATCGAAAAAAAGATGAAAAAAATAGTCAATGGTGAAGAATAATGTATGTAGTAATTTGTACAGACAATAAGGTGTTAGATATGTCTAATTTTAGTGGGTATAAATGGTCGAACGTAGTTTTTGGGCCATTCAGTGCAAAATACGAGGCAGAAGAATGGGTAGATAATTACTGTGGTAAAAAATACTGGAATATAGTGAAGTTAAATGGCGCAACCACTGAGTAGAGAAATATTATTAAAAAGAGGAAGTTGTTGTGGGAAAAATTGTGTAAACTGCCCTTATATACCAAAAGGGCAAAGAGGGGCAACACAGACTAAATAATTTTTCAAGTTTTCTCTTGACCCTAGCCGATAAGGGTAGTATAATGGACAGTCTGACTACCCTAGTGTTGTTCATTGTTGTCTACACTTTACTTTGGCTAACGGATTTTAATAGTGATGAAATATAGTGTCGGAGATGAAGTCTATTGGAATGATCCAGATGATGATATTCTTTCTGGATATTATATTGTTAAATCAATATCTTGCTATCTTCCTGTTATTTATGTAATTGGCGAAGGAACAGAAGTCTTTGAATGGGAGTTGTCGTAATGGAAAATTCTAATGTTGTAATCCCCACAGAAATTACAAACTATAATAGAACAGATTATGCGTTGGAGGTTTTTTGGTTATTCTGTATTCTTGTTGCTGGTAAAAATAGCGACACAACTAGCAGAGTATTAGCAAACTTTCTTAATAAATTACCGTCATGGCAAACTCCATTTGAAGGTATTAGAGAATTAGGCGAGGAAGGATTGCACAATCTACTTGTCAGCCATAGAGTTGGGCAGTATAATAGAATAACGAAAGCGATATGGCAGAGTCTCGATTTAGACCTGCGAAATTGCAATCGTGAAGATTTAATGAATATTTATGGAGTTAGTCATAAGACCAGTAGGTTCTTTCTTCTTCACAGTAGAGAATTTTGTGAAGAAATTGTACTAGATACCCACATATTAAGATGGATGAAAGAAAAATGTCACGTTGTTGGAGTGCCGAATAATACTCCACAAAATAAAGATAAGTACGAATATCTCGCAGGACTATGCAAGTCTCTTATGCAAGAACATTATCCCGGTATGAGTTTAGCCGCTGTTGATCTTTTAATCTGGACACAAATGAGCGGCAGATTAGACTAAAGGTTTTTAATCGTAATAGGTTTTACGATGCCCTTTTTGTTAGTTAGTTATTTCAGGAGGAAATATGAGAATTTTTGTTGCACTAATTTTGTCAGCCTTTGCTGTTTCTGCTTTTGCTGGTGAAGCACCAACCCCAGCAGAACCTCAAAGCGTTGTTGTTGCGAAGGAATCATGCGACAGTTGTAGTGACTGCCGTATTCGTCGCAGAGGATTGTTTGGGCGACGAGGATATGTTGTGATTAAGCATAGCGTTTCCGATGGTTGCTGTTCAACAACACGGGAAATTATCGACGGTTGCTGCAATACTGTTCGATCAACTACCGTGACAAAGCGTAGTTGCAATCCTTGCGATTGTAATTGCAAGTGTAATTGTAAGTAATTTTTAAGGGGGTGCGATAGCATCAATCCCCCACTTTTATTCAAGGAGGAATATTTATATGAAGAAGATTATTGTTTGTTTGATTGCTCTAGTTATGCTTAGTAATGTTTGTGAGGCTAAAAGACGAAAGTATTATACTACCAGTAGTTATACTAGTATGAAGTATAGTGCTGTAGATAATAGTTCGGCACAAGGAGTTGCTAATACTATGGCAGAAAGAAATTATGTCAGTCATTTCGGCGGTCATCCCGGTCTATATGAGGGTTGTGGAAGTGGCTGGTCACAAGAACAAGCATATCACAATTGCTGCTATAGTAATAGTGGTATGCCTGTTGTAGACGTAGGATATGCTCAGAGTAAAAATGGTATGTGGTATTGCTGCAAAAGATACTCTAGGCGTTGACAAAAAGAATACCATGTGGTATACTAGAATTGTTTGATTTACTTTAACTGAAAGGTTGATTATGAATAGTAAGAGTTATTTTGTTGTTGCTGCTTTCGCTAGTTTCGCTTTGAGCGTTTCACTCTGGTTTCTAGGAAATCCAGAAGTAGCAAAGGAGCAGGGTATTTTTGTGGGACTTTGGGTTCCTAGCATTCTAACTCTAGGGAGATATTTTAATGACTGATTTTGCCCTTTTCGTCTGTGGCGTTGTTGTAACGCTAATAGCGGGCATGGGCGTTCTTACTAGTCAAGTATTCATGGGTTATGATAAATTTCATCAATCAGATTATGAATCAAACAAGGAAGTTCTAGAAGAAGTTTAATTTTACGGGGGGCGATAACTTCAAACCCCTATTTTTACCATGTCTGGAGTTTATTAAAATGACTGAAAAATCTTGGGATGAACTGTACGAAAAGTATCCAGACCTATTTGCCAATATTGGTATAGAAGTGAATTTCGGCTGGCATGATATTATCTCTAGCGTTTGTTATAGAATTAAGCAGCACGAAAAGAATAAAAAATCAGATTATTATCCTGTAACTTTTGACCAGATAAAAGAAAAATGGGGAGGTCTTAGAATCTACTATATTGGCGGCGATGATTATATTAGAGGTGTTGTCGATATGGCAGAAGAAATGAGTTATAAAATTTGCGAAAGATGTGGTTGTCCCGGTAGTCCTAACAAGCAGGGTTGGGTAATGACACTTTGTAATAAATGTAGAAATAAAAATGGATGATCAATTAAAAATCGCTAAACAAATAATGAGTGAGGATGCAACTGTGTTAAATAAATTAGCAAACACACAAGTAACCTATTGTGACGTTTGTGGAGAATGTTGCACTGACGAAACATATGGCACAGAAAGTGCGAAATTATCCGCTCAGTGGGGTTATATGTCGAAGAAAGATGGCGATACATACCATGTTGATCTTTGTGAGTCTTGTTTTGATGCTACCATTAGTTTTTTAAAACAAAGAAAACAAGAATTACATTCGGAATAATGAAATGAGAAAAGCATATACCATTATTGAACTTCTTGTAGTTATTGCAATAGTATCTATTCTATTAGGAATAACTTTGCCTGCGATTCAAGCAGCAAGAGAATCGTCTAGACGAACATCTTGCAGCAATCATATTTATCAGTTAAGTAAAGCAATAATTAACTACGAAAGTAAATGGCATACTTATCCCGGTGGTGGGTGGGGAGGTAATTGGTTAGCAGTTAAAGGCAGAATAAATAGACAACAACCAGCAGGATGGACTTATAATGTTTTGCCGTACATTGAAAGACAAACAGAATATGATAATGACAACTATCATAGCGTACTAATGCCAGATTTTATTTGTCCCACAAGAAGAACAGCAGAGTTTTATGATTATGGCAATTCTTATCTGCCAAGTATTGTATTACCTAAATCTACAAGATCGGATTATGCTATCAATGGAGGATCAGCAGGAAGTTGTCCAAGTATAGACGCTCTAATAAGATCCAATATAAAAAGTAATACAGAAGTAGTTATATGTCATAAACCTCCCGGTAGCACTAGAGGAAATGGAGGCAATAGTATAAAGCAAAAAATTAGTAGTTTGTCTAGTGGAGGACATAGGAACCACAAACATGACCATATTGGTATCTGTGGCGACTGTAATCAGCCTCTAGACGTTTTATTGAACCAACCGGGATGCCAACCCTCTAGTTTAAATGAAGGCGATCAATGGCTTAGTCAAGATAATACAACAAAATTTCTTAATAGAGGATTATGTGGAGTATTGCCGGATATTACTGATGGTATTGTGGGCAGAATGGTAAATACAACAAATGCACATCTAATTGATGGTGCTAGTAATGTTTATTTAATCGGAGAAAAATATGTTTACAAGGATGGTTATGGAATAACCGATGGAGACAATAGAAGTATGTTTGTGGGTTTTTCCAGTAATAATGTTAGGTGGGGATATGATCCACCACAAACTGACGGAGAACTAAATATAGCGACTATTTTTGGTGCTGCTCATCCTAGTGTATTTATTATGTCTTTTGCTGATGGTAGGGTACAATCTACTACTTATGATATAGATCCAGATTTACATTTTATACTTTGTGGCAGGAATAACGGAACCTTACCCTAAAGATTTCGCTTGACAGTTGCCGATAACTATGGTATAATGAAGTGAAACACTTGGAGACATTTCTATGCGATGCGTTGGTTGTTATCAGCAAATTGATTTTATGCGGGCTGAATTTATTCAAGAATTTAATAAGCCTCAAGTTTGTAGGCATTGTTCTACAGAAAAAAGAATGTTAGGCTATATGGATTACGGACATAAAACAGCACCACAACTTGTAATGTGTAGTGCTAATGCTAAAGAAACTAGGCGTATTCTAGACAGGGCAAACAGGAGAGCCAGATAATGTTAAACCAACTAACATGGAAAGATTTGTTAAAGTTTTTACTTGAGCAAAGAGAAAAAGGTTTGCTAAGAGAAGATCACGACGTAATGATGCACAATATAGAAACAGGGGATGAATATCCCTGCGATGTGCTAGAAATAGATGGTCGGCTTGTTATGGCTATTAATTGGGACACTCTTGACTAAAGGAATAATATGAAAGACCGATTTGATCTTGAGCAAGAAATACTAAGAACAACAATTTATGCGGATGATCTTCGCACAATCTCAGCGAATATGCTTCACGATTATATAGAGGGTGTTACAGATGTTGATAGATACTCTAATGCTATAGAAGGTATTGCTATATTAATTGAAATGCAATCCAATAAAATGTTAGATACTATGAGTCAGTGTTTTAACTTGATAACTATAAGGAGTTAGTATGACAGATACTATTGATTTTAATACCGAAGTTCTTGCGTTTGTTGAAAAAACTTACGGACAAAAAACAGCAAAGAAAATCACCCTTAAAAAGAATAGCGAGGTTGTTGATAGAATTCTACTCGACTCTAAGAATAAGAGTTATAGTGCAGAAAAAACTGGAAACAAACTAATCGCTATGCTAAGGATTAACCCGTGAAAAAGAAAAGCAATAAAGAATTGCGAGAGGCTAAAATCCGAGCGATGCAACATATGTTCTATGAAGATGTTTGCATCTACATAATGGAAGAATATAGTCCTCGTACTTGCAGATTATTTTTCGATAGTCCTATTGCTGGTGATATTGTTGATCTTGTTAATGAATATTTCTGGGGAGGTAATACCGTTCAGTTTACCGCTGGACAAGTAGCCGACCTATTAAAAAGTAAATACCCTAAGAATAAATGACAGAACTTTTTATAACTATAGCAATTATTATAGCAATAGAGGTTGTTTTTCACGCATATTTTAGTAGGTATGATAGATGAAACCCCAATACATAGTGATGATATCATCTTCTTATAAAGGATTTGTTGAAGAAAAGATGGTTTTTGGCCCGTTCAATAGCATAGAAGATATTAAAGGCTGGTTAAAAGAAAGATATAACAGCCATAAATATCAGATAGATATATATCCAATTTTACATCCACTATGATTAATAAAGTGTTATTCATCATGCCTTCATTGAATAGGCAATCTATCCATAAGGCTATTGATTCACTATACAGACAGACAGATGACCGCTGGAATCTTTGTATAGTTTATGATAATACCGATAGCATGAGAGTCCATCCGTGCGAAAAAATTTCATGCATTAATTTAAAAACTAAACTAGGAAAACATAAAAATAGTGCTGGTCTTGTTAGGAATGTTGGTATTGACAAAAATATAGAAAAATATAAATGGATTGCTTTTTTAGACGATGATGATATTGTGAGTAATGAATATGTAGATTTGATATTTAATAAATACAATGTTTATGACTTTGTTATATTTCGCATGAACATTAAAATAAAAAATAGACATTCTATCACAATACCTCGATCTGCTACCAACAAAGAAATAAAGTGCAGTAATGTAGGCATATCATTTTGTTACCAATCTAAATTCAGCGACATAAGATTCAGAGCATCAAGTACCGAAGATTTCCTATTTTTAAAACAACTCGAAAAAAAGACTGACAATTTTACTATATCTGACGAGATAGGCTATTATGTAAATCATTAGTGTATAATATGAGTATCCTACCTTACTATCCTACCTACAATATGAGGCAGATTAATGATACTCATAACAGTTTGCAGAACATTATTTTATCAGTTTTTTCTTTTGTTTATAGGAATATCCATAGGATTTATTACAAATGCAGAATGGGTTGGTTGGAAAACAGAAGTTGTAGCAAAATCAGTAGACAATATATTTTTCCCAACTCAATTTGACGAACAAACTTGTGAGCAGGTTAAAAATTGGGGCAAATTTAGAATTTGGGCTTTTAATGACAGACCAGCCGATTTTTCTATTATAGAAGATGGACTACTTGCGGAAGAATTTTATATTGCTAAGTTTACATATACAGACAAAAATGGAAATACTGTAGAAAAAATAGATACTACTAGAGTTAGATGGAAAACTTGGGAGTATTATTATACTGATCCAAGCCCTTGGAAAGAAGAAGATTTAAAAGATTATATAGATAACGGAACTTTAAATAGCCATGAATCAGATAAGGCTTTAAGACTATATCAAGAATTAAAACGACGAAACCTAAAGGAAAGGGAAAAAGATGAAAAGAAAAATGGTAGTGCTGGGCCTCGCGTTTATGCTAGGGCTATATTGTAATACGGGATATTCTCATGGTGAATGGGTTGCTGCTCCCCCTACAGTAGCAACCTATCCTGTTATAGAAACCCCATTAGTCCCATCTGTAACCTATACGACATATACTGTTCCAGTAAATTATGTCAGATATCAATGGGTTCCTGTTTATACCAATAAGCCGGTTGCGGTAAATACATGGGGCTTGTTCTGCAATAAGAGACAACAGATTATTTATCAACCTCAACTGGAATGGATATTACAGCCAGTCTATTATAGGTAACTGAATATGCTACTAGCCAAAGTTTTTTTAGGAATAATTATTTTGACATTTTTAGGTGGAATATTTTCAATAACAATGTCGTTAATAAAATATAATCAAAGACAAAGATAATGATTTAGAATTAGGAGATAATATACATTATGAATGATACAAGAAAATGGATACTGGCTAGTTTTTGTCTACCTAAAGACGGTCAAAAGATTTATTATTTTTGTGATAGATTAGGGATATTTAGGGGAGAATTTCATGTTGATAATTCTTCTATTGCTAATCCTAATAAATTCATGAGCGATTATGGTATTTTAGATGCTGATGATGTTCAGTATTGGATGCCATATGATCATGCACTAAAAGATATTATACCACTACCTCCAGACTATAATAAAGTTGACTTGTCCTCAATTAATACTATGATAGATCAGATAGATATTCCAGCAGACAAAAGACAGATGTGTTTTAGTTATGAAATAATGGGAGAAGTATAATGAATAGATTTATTAGGGCATTAGAAGCAAAGTATCAGGCAAAAATTGAAGAATCATTAGCAACAATAGATTTGTATCTTAGTAAATCTGTTGGTGTGGGTGAGCATCCAGACATTTTGGAAGTTCTAGATAAATATAATAGCATTTTAGATGAAAATAAATCCAAGATAGAAACATTGAGATCTCTTTTTCCTCCTACTAATGAATCTTTGGGTAATGAGCCATCACCTAAGTAGTAATGGTTTTGGTGTATTTATATATTGAGCGCTACCAGTGGTAGGCTCAAAAAGGTTTTAAACAATTATAACAAGGAGAATGTTATGAATATGATTTTACACACTAGAAATCCTATGGCTCCTCGTAGAGTCGATCTATTTTCCGAACTATCTAAAGAGTTCGACAGAGTTAGCAATGAGGTATTTGGTGCGCCCTTTTTTAAGGGAGTCAATAAGCACAAAGGATATCCTCTTGTAGATGCAATTAGAGATGAAGAAACTTTGACTCTCCAATACACAGTGCCGGGAGTTAAGAAGGACGATCTTAACGTAGAAATTATTGATGATGAAGATGGTAGTCTGCTTGTCGTGAGTGGTAAACTATCTAGTGATTATGTTCATAATGATGAATATTATCAGATAAAAGAATTAAGTAAGCAAGAATTTCGCAGGATTGTGAGACTACCTGACGATGTTGATAGCGAAGTAAAACCCGTAACAACATTGAGCGATGGTATTCTCATGGTGGATTTTGCATTAAAGAAGATTGTGGATGAACCAAAAAATAAAATTAGAAAACTTGAAATTTCATAGTTTAGTTTTCATATTGTCATTTGTGCTAGGGTATGCCGTAGCAATACTGTTGCCCTAGCCTTGACAAACTCTTTCTGATAGTGTATACTTCTATTGAGGAAACAATGCAAAATACGCATATTGATTTGATTAATAAGTGGTGCAACGTATTGGAAATTAAAACCAATAAAGATGTACCTGCTGCTAACAAGACTTATTTTTGGTTTAAGATCAACAAGAAATACACTAGAATAGTTAAGATTGATGGCTGGGATAAACATGAAAGCGTTCATGCTTTTGTCAACAACAAAAACTTAGACGTATATAAGCCAGCAAGTTGGAATACTCCGGCAGACGGTGCAAGATATAATTTAATAACTACTTACGACGAACTACTGAATGACTGCGAATGGACTGGTGGTTATTTATACAAAAGTGGGGTAAAAAAAGTAAAAGCATATGGTTGCTAGTAAAAGAAAAAAAGAAGTTCAATACTTAGAAAAAAAAGAAAATATCAAGAAACTATTTGAGTCTCTAGGATATGAAAATATACTTAGATACATGGTAGAAGATTTAGATAGTATTGATGATGTAAATAATACCCAGAGTATGTATCTATTTCAACTTATTTCTGCATTAGAAAACGCTTTAGAAATATACCCAAGGATAAAGAATGTCTAAAGAAACTAAGGCGCTCAAATATCTTTCTGTTCTACCAGACAAGAAAAAACAAATCGCCAACATCTATAAAGACTATCAAGTGACAGAACATATAGAAGAACTTTATGATCTTATAGATTATCAAATGAAAATGATTAGTGATCAACGCAGACAAATAATTGCAGACAAGCATAGTGATGCTTGGAAACACTATTATAAATCTTTAGAAGAATATAACGAATCTGAAAGAAGATACTTTACGGAAGAAGAATTGAGAGCGAGGAACTGTTAGATGAAGTGGTCATTGATTAAAAGTTGGGCTAAAGATCATGGGTACACTAGTTTTAGAGAAAAAACTGATAGGATTGACAATCCCAATGAGTATGATTATTATTGGGGTAAGACAGATGATCCTGCTGTAACTGGTTGTGCTATTAGTGTAAGCAAACTTGCTATGGATATTTATAATCACATGACAGATAATAGGTTTGTAGAACATCAAGAAAGATACCGACAACAAAAAGCTGGCGAGGATATAAATCGTGCAGGACTCTCAGAATCTTGGTGATGACAACATTAAGAAACAAAGCATAACAATATCTACTATTATAGGTAAGGCCATAGAGGCTATCGTTGCCTATATTGTTCTTTGGTTTTTTGAACCAATATGGAAAAAAATAGTTAAGTGGTGGAAAGGTGAAAATGAATCAAACAGTTAAGTTAATTAGTGTTACTCCAGATGCCGAAAAACATATGGCATATTGTGCTAGAGTGTCCAACCCAAACAATCAAGATAATGAAAATATCTCTCGTCTTCTTGGTTATTGCATTAAGCATGGACACTTTTCTGTATTTGAACAGGCTTTTATGACACTGGAGATTAATACCACAAGAGGTTTGGCTGCACAAATATTAAGACATAGATCATTTACATACCAAGAATTTAGCCAAAGATATGCTGATACTTCTTTTTTGAGCGAACAAATTCCTTTGTTTGAATTGCGTAGACAAGATAATAAGAATAGACAAAATAGTATTGACGATATATCTGATGAGGTTAGGTCTAAATATAATGTTTTAATTAGGGAGCATTTTGCAAAAGCCAAAGGTTTATATGATCAAATGCTTAAAGATGGTATTGCTAAAGAATGTGCTAGATTTATTTTGCCACTAGCAACTCCTACTAGATTATATATGAGTGGTACTGTTCGCAGTTGGATTCACTATATATCTTTAAGAGAAAAGAATGGTACTCAAAAAGAGCATATGGATATTGCTAAAGAGTGCAAAAAAATATTTTGTGAACAATTTTCAACAGTAGCAGAAGCATTGGGTGGAATCGAAAAAGATTGGAGTTGACAATCTAGTTTTGTCGATATATAATTGGAACACAGGAGCAAAACTATGACCAAACTCGGACTCTGCTGCATATCTCTCGACCTGCAAGAACTTGACGAACCACTCAAGTTTCAGACAATGACCTATAAGCGGTTTAGTCAACTAGATCGTAGTGAAGCACTGTCTATACTAGGCGACCGCATCTTAAACAATATGCTTGTGACCAATGCTACTATTCAGCATTGTGCAGATAACGATATGTGCTATCGTATTAGTAGTGACCTATTTCCACTAATGACATATCAAGTAGCAAATATTGAATGGGAAGAACTACCTAACTATGATCAAATTGACGAATCATTTGACGAAATAGCGTATACGATACAACAAACAAATGTTCGTATCAGTTGTCATCCCAGCGAATTCAATGTCTTAGCATCTACTAATACTGATGCAGTTGACAGAACCGTTACAGAACTAAATTTTTACAGTAGTTTCCTTGACAGGATTGGTTGTCCTGCTGATTATAATTCGCCTATGAATTTACATATCAACAATCGACAAGGAAGTAACGATGAGATTGTTAACAGATTTATGCGGAATTACAATAGACTTGACGATAATTGCCGCAATCGTCTTGTTATTGAGAATGATGACAAACTTAATTGTTGGTCTGTTAAGCAGTTAATAGAGGATTTCTATCCCAAGACCAACATACCAATCACCTTCGACTATTTGCATCATGCTTGTCATCCAGATGGATTGTCAGAACAAGAGGCTTTGGAAGAATGTTATATGACATGGGGTGAATATCGACCATTATTTCATTATAGCGAAAGTATTCCAGATCATCCAAATCCTAGAAAACACGCAGATTTTGCTACCAATAGATTCAAAACATACGGACTTATTTTTGATGTAGATATGGAATTAAAAATGAAAGACAAAGCAATAGCCGCTTATTTAGAAGGTGTATTAGTATGAGTGGATGGTTAATTGCATTAACCGGATTAATTTATCTCTATGTTAGTTGTGATCAATTATATAGGGGTAACGTAGGTATGTTTATTGCATATTTAGGCTATTCCTTTTCTAACATAGGACTATACTTATTAGCGTCTAAATAGGAGTTAGATATGAAAGAACCAAAAAGAATACCTCTTGATCCTTCTACTCCAACAAGCAAAAAGGTTCAACAAATACCTATGCCGTCACTTTATCCTGAAAGCATGAGAGATGATGTATACAGTAAAGAAACTTCTACATCTTTTTGGAAATTTATAGCAAAACACAAAGAGTCTAGAGAAAATTGGCTTAAAAAACAAGACAATGAAAATAATCAAAAGGGCGATCAAACTTAGTTACGACAGATTTAAACCCAATCCTTATCAGAGGCGATATCATTTTGCTATTGCTTTTGAAGTTAACAAGCCCATCGCTATTGCTCAAAACAATCCAATAAAAATAGATCATAAAGCATATAAGATAGGACAAAGATTTAATATTTCACAATATCAACAGTACCCATATTCTCATGCTGAATCTCATCTTATATCTAAATTACTTGATCGCTATAATACCATTCGTACTGATTGGTCACTTGTTGTACTCCGTATCAACAGACAAGGGCGATTACTTATGAGTAAACCTTGTGAAAACTGTCAAATTATATTGGATTCATTAGGATTAACCAAAATATATTGGAGCATGGACAGACAGACTTTTGCTTCAAACGATAAGATAATAAACATTAAACAAAGGATAAAACATGGATATTAGTAATTTTGAAAATGTATATGTGATAGACTGCGGGAAAAACAATGCAACAATTAGCCATAACGGTAATCCTGTGACCATTATTTCACATAAAGAAATACTAAATCTGCCCACTATTATACCAAAGCATTCTTTAGTTGTTTCTGAATATGCCCATCTTGGTTGTCCTAGAGAAGAATATTCGATGTCAATGCCATTGACAGATGTGGAACTTAAAATGCTTTATGATGGTTTTACAAATAACTATATCACATTAAAATTATTTCCACAAAAATCTACCCCTAGAGCATCATCATATTCTAATCTGGAAAAAGGAGATGATCAAGACCCAATAGCGATCTATAGACTATTAAGAGATTTTCCACAAATATCCCTGATGAATCCACCCAGATCTTTTAATGCTTCCAAAAAAATAGAAGAATTTTGGCATCATAAAGATATTACTAATAAAATATTAAATATTGCTAGAATGTCTCCCAAAAATAGTGTTGATGGTTATGATGTATGGGGTAAAAATAATGATCAAAATACCAAATGGATCTTAGACAATATACACTACATATATAATAATTTATCTGATAATGCTAGAGATTGTTTTGGTTTTAGTCATTATTCTTCTACTCATGGCGCCAAAAAAAATAGAGGCAAATTAAAAATCAAAAGTGATAACAAGTGGCTTTTTAAAATGGGTCAAATATATACCATTTTATCAGTACTTAGAAATCATAAGGGAGAATTAAGAAAGAGAGAATCCACAAACAACTTTTTATCTAACAATGATGCTAAAAGATACATTTTCTGCATGACAGCCTTTCATCATAGAGGTGGAGTTGCTAGAAGTAATTTATATTTTCATGGAGCAAGAAATTGGATCATAAAAAAGGGCAAAGATCATAATTTAGACTTTAGAAGAAAAGTAAAAACAATAGAGGATAACGAAGAAAAATCTAGACAAATTCGCAGAGGACATTTTACGCAAGAAGAAGATATTGTTTTTCTTAAATATAGAAGGATATATTCTAATTCATGTATGGAGTTATATAAATTATTTAAATATATGCTTTCGGATAATTTTGATGCCAATATCAATATTGAAAAAAATATCAAACAGCTAGATTTGATATATAATTGATTATAAATCCCATAGATTCAAGGCGTTATCTTATTAAATCAGATTCATCACGTTATCTGTGGGATTTTTCTAAACTTTCTGCTTGACAGTGCCGATAACTATGATATAATGGAATGAAACCGTTAACTCTCTAGGAGATTGGAAATGCCAAAAGGAAGAAAAACTTGCGAAAAGTGCGGCAATATGACAGGCCCAAGAGCATATATGTGTCCTAATTGTAACACTCCATTTGTGTTTGCTGTTCAAAGCAAGGAAAGAAAGAACACTAGACTGATTAGGAATTTTAATTGGAGAGAATTAGAAGTTGGAGATAAGATCAAATGTGCCGGTGGCCCATATTATGTTAAAGGGTCTGATTTTATTCCTATGGGCTATAGAGGTAGATTTACCGTAGTGAGTTTAGACGATAATGGTATTGTTGGCTACAGCGATAAGGGTGGATATTGTCATATCTATATGGGTTGCGATAAACAATGCCCAGAAACAAAAGTGTGGAAAACCAAACACAAATTGATTAAACTCAAGCCAAAAATGCAAAGGGTGTAAATATAATTATATTACCCGGAGATAAATATGGCTAAACATAAAGATAAAGATAATGTTAGAACAATTACTACCCCCAGTGCTTATGGTAGTCATTCTAGTATGCTTGTTAATCTTGATGAAATAGCAGAAAATCATAATGTGCCAAAAGATAAAACTATTTGTCAAGACGAAAAAGGGTATTATGTTACTTACAAAAATAGGATAGACAACGGACTTGCAGACCCTTGCAGATACGCTTGTCCTCTATGTAGATTTAGCAACTTGAATATTGTATTCAGTGATTGGTCTGTATTAGACAAGAAAAAGAAATAATCTTGACTAGAAGTTAGATTTCAATAGGATAAAATATGGATCAGTCAGAAATTTCCAAACTACAAATAGAAATAGACGAAGCAAAAGAATATCTGGAGAACAATCTGTGTAAACAATGTGCAGATATGGCTCATAGGATTGAAATTCTAGAACAAAAAATAAAACAAATACAAGGACAATAGTTAAGAGAAAAGGTCGTGGCAACTTTTTTCTTATGGATTATTAGCCACATTTTTTGAGGAGTTGACATATGGCAACTACTTTTGTTACGAAGCAGGATCGTGTTATCAACTATCTTACCAAGGGTAAGACTCTTAGCCAAGATAGTGCTTATAGTATGTTTGAAGTCGGAAATCTTAGGGCTACTATGAGCGATATTAAGCCTATTGTTACAAAGCAGGGTTATAATATCATCCGCAAGACCGGACGAAGTGGCGAAACTCGTTATGGTCTTGTTCGTCGTGCTACTAAGTCGCGTCGATAATTAAACCGACCCTTAGATTATATCTAGGGTCAAATGCCAGCATAACTCAGTGGTAGAGTAGTTGTTTTGTAAACAACCTGTCGGGGGTTCAATTCCCTCTGCTGGCTTTACCGGATGGTGTAACGGTAGCACAAGGGATTTTGGTTCCCTTTGTCTAGGTTCAAATCCTAGTCCGGTAGTATTGCCCTGTAGTTCAACGGTAGAACAAGCGGCTGTTAACCGCTGGGTTATAGGTTCAAATCCTATCGGGGCAGTTTAAAATAAAACTCAAGTACCAATGGTTGACAAGACGATAACATATGGTAGAATGAGATAACAACACGGGGCGTAAGGTAAGCCGGTAGCATCCGTTACTCTTATAAGGTAATCATAGGGAGGTTCGACTCCTCCACGCCCTACTAATGCCCTCATAACTCAATTGGTTAGAGTAGCGGTCTTTTAAACCGTAAGTTCTAGGTTCGAGTCCTAGTGGGGGTACTGGTTAATGTTCGATTGTTTTAACTAGGAGTTTTTAAATGAGCGATTTTGAATGGGAATATCACGACGAGTATGTTGACATTGAAGATTATGTTGATACTATGACTGAAGATTGTGATTATCCCGACGAAGAATATCTTTATGACTCAGAACAAGAACTGCAAAGTTGGGTTAATTATTACGAGGATATTCCTCTAGAAGAAATCGAATATTAAATGACCACATCTTTTTGTGAGCAATTAATCAATAGGAGAACAGAAGATGGTGGGTGGTTGCAAGGTTGTGACCATACCACCATGCTTCTTAATCCTAAGATAAGAAACAAAATTATATTTCAGTGTGTTAATGATCTAAAAAAATACTCAAGTGAATTTGATGCCATCGCCTGTTGTGGTACAAGTGGGCTGCTCGTTGTTCCACAAATAACTGAAATACTTAAAAAGAACATTATTGTTGTTCGCAAGAAAAACGAAAAAAGATATTCTCCATTTCAATATGAAGGCGCTGTTCCAAAAAAATATATCATTGTTGATGATTTGATTTGTAGTGGAAGTACAATTAAGCACATCTTAAATATAATAACCGAAGACTGCCCAAGAACAAAATGTCTTGGAGTTTATTCTTTTATGAAAGACAAGTGTGCTTATAGAAAAAATAGTAACTTATGTAAAAGAGATTTAGGTATAGAATATCTATGAAGATTAATAATGATCCAAAATTAGATTTTGATGATGTGCTACTTGTTCCACAAAGAAGCAGAACAGCATCAAGAAAAGAAGTAGAATTAAGTAGAAATTTTTCCTTCTATCATTCTAATAGAATATGGAAAGGTGTACCAATTTTTGCTGCTAATATGGACACTACTGGCACTGTTGATATATCTAATATTTTAATGAGATATCAAATGCCAACCTGTCTTCATAAGCACTACTCAAAAGAACAATATCCAGACCTTATCTGGAATCAAGACCTTCAATGGTTTAGTATGGGCATTAAACAGGATGATCTTGACAAACTTATCTATTGCTCTAAAACAAATCGCATGATTCCTAATATTTGCATTGATGTTGCCAATGGATATACAGACGATTTTGTAAATTTTTGTGCTAAAGTTAGAAAAGAACTTGGAGATGAACCAGTTATTATGGCTGGTAATGTATGTACTCCAGAAATGGTTCAAGAAATTATTCTACATGGTGGAGTAGACATTGTTAAAGTAGGAATTGGCCCCGGTAGTGCTTGTACTACTAGATTGAAAACAGGTTGTGGCTATCCACAATTATCTGCCATTATTGAATGCAGCCATGCTGCTCATGGATTAAAAAGTGGTAAAGGTAAATTAGGGCTGGTTTGTGCTGATGGCGGTTGTAGAACCCCATCAGATATTTGTAAGGCTTTTGCTGCGGGTGCAGATTTTGTTATGCTGGGCGGGATGCTGGCCGGTACAGAAGAATGTGAAGGTGAATGGGAGTACGAATATAGATGCGTGAATAAAAAAGGAGAATGGTGGCAAAGTAGTGATCCCGGTTATCCAGCCGATAAAAGAAAAGTTTCACTAAAATTTTATGGTATGTCATCTCATAATGCCCAGAATAAATATGGCGGTGTAAAAGATTATAGAGCAAGTGAAGGAAGAACAAAAAATATTCCCTATAAAGGTAGTGCTTCTGTTGTTGTGGAAGATATTCTTGGTGGATTAAGAAGTGCATGTGCCTATATTGGATCAACTTGTTTAAAAGATATGAATAAGTGTGCAGAATTTAATGTAGTAAATAGAACTCATTTTGATCAGAGTTTATAGGGGGCGTAAAGGTTTCGACAGGTAAATAGAAGTGTAGATTGCATCGACTGGTTGATCTAAAGGCCAGTTTAAAAATAGATCAAAGTTTCAATTGCCGATACTTCTGTATTAGCACTCGCTGCTTAGTGAGAGGGGTTGCATAAACCTTTTTACCCAATTATGCTGACTCCGATAATCGGATAGGGTTGTCCTACCTAAATTAAGAAGGTCGATGAGCGTAAACGTTCTGACATTTGGAAAGACAAATAGTTTTGTCTATAGTATTAATAACAATAGACTAACGATGTAGAAGTTTATATGGAATTTATACTGGACAGGGGTTCGACTCCCCTCGCCTCCACTTTTGCCGGAATGGTGTATCTAATCTAAAGAAAGGTTGGGTGCATTATGTTAATAAAAAAATCTGTTGAGCATTTAGATCAAAATAATATGGGTTATTGGGAGCATTTGCGATTTGCTTCATTTCATGGTATTAGGTGTATCAAAGCGGGCGTTCTTTTAATCCTTCATTCTATCATCCCCGCTTTGTTCCCTAAAACCGGATCAATACTGGTAAATCAATTAAATAAAGATTTTACTGAACATAATGAGTGGTTAGAATTAAAATATCGAATGGAAAAATTCAATAATATATATAAATCATGAGTAACGAAACGCAACTAAAAGTATTATCTTTAGAGTTAGAGCAACAATCTATCATCGCACAGAATCTATCTAAAAAAATAGGACGATATGAAAGAGCAAACAGTATCGTTAAGAACACTATTGCTCAACAAGAAATTGATGACCTAAAAACAGAATTGAAAACTGCACAACTTCAAAAAGAAATTTTGTCATCAAAAATAGAATCTCTACAAGACTAAAGATTCCTCTTGACAACTGCCGATAGATAGGATATACTTGGGGAAACACAGGAGGACTACAATGAGTTATTTAGCGGGTTTGTCTACAAAGCGTTTTGAATACGTTTGGAATATGGTGCTTGATCTTAGGTCTACAAGCAGCACAATAGATAAGCAAAAAATTATAGAAGATTACTGCATTGTTGATGATCAGTCATCAGTCGAACGAAAAATATCAGCAGAATTTACCAAGAGTATTTTGCTATATACCTACCATCCATTGTGGCAATATAATGTCACCAGCGATAATATCAAGAAAAAGAAATCTCTATGCGGAGAAAGATACGATACGATCTTTGATCTGCTCAACGCATTAAAAAATAGAGATATTACTGGTCACGATGCTATTGGTGCAGTCAATACTTTTATTGACAGTTATCCAGATTATGAAGAACTCATCTTGTGCATCATAGATAAAGACCTAAAGACTAGGGCTGGTGATAAAATAATCAACAAGGCTATAGCAAATCATATTCCAGAGTTTAGTGTAGCCTTGGCAGATAAATATGAACCTAAACTTGTAGATTGGAAAGACGAATGGTATGTATCTCGTAAACTTGATGGCATTAGATGTTTGTGTATTGTTGATAATAACGGCAATCCTACTTTCTACTCCAGAACAGGCAAGGAATTTAATACCCTTGGCGTTGTTGCCGATGGCATTACAAGTCTTGGTTTATCTGGTATTGTATTTGACGGGGAATTGTGCCTGCTAGATGAAGATGGTAATGAAGATTTTCAAGGCATAATGAAACAACTTAAAAAGAAAGACCATACAATACCCAATCCGTCATATAAAATCTTTGATGTAATGTCTCTGGATGATTTTAATAACAAGAAGGGTACGACTCCGTTATCTAAAAGGTTGAGTCATCTGGAAAGATATATGCAGAATAATGAGTGTCCGTGTTTAACTATTCTAGAACAAGAACACATTCTAGATGATGACCATTTTCAAGAATGGGTACATAAAGCAGACATTAACGGTTGGGAAGGTGTAATGCTTCGCAAGAACGCCCCATATAAAGGAAAGCGATCCAAAGACCTTTTGAAAGTAAAAACCTTTCACGATGCAGAATACGAGGTCTTAGACGTAGAAATGGGGCCGTTTAGGTATGTGAAGGATGGTGCAGAATGTGAGGAGGATATGTTGAGTTGTGTATATATTTCTCATAAAGATCATATTGTCAGAGTAGGTAGTGGATTTACTATAGAAGAAAGACAGGATTTTTACCAAGATAAGAATAAGATATTGGGTAAGGTAATTCAAGTACAGTATTTTGAAGAGACTAAGAATCAAGAAGGAGGCATTAGCCTAAGATTTCCAACCTTTAAATATTTATATGGTGATGCTAGGACGGTATGACAATATCAATACAAGAATTTTATCAGAAAAATAAAGTTGATCCAGATTTTGATGAAGTTTTTTATCAGAATAATCGTCCAGCAACTAAAGATTTTTATCAGCCATATTGTAAAGAAAACAATATAGACGATAAGCATAGATTATTTTATCACTATATGCTTTATATATATCCTTATAAATCTAAAGATATAATTAGTTTTTATTTACTCAATGAGGTTGATGAAAGTTTTGATCATCAATCTTATCTTGAATTTAATCCAAGTGCTGAAAATTTCTACAAAGAATATTGTGATGAAAACGATATAACTGATAGACAGAGATTGTTTTATCATAGTGTTTTTTATTCTAGTGCTAAGTATAACATACAAGGTCTTTTAGGATTAAGCAACCCTGAACATTTAAATATTAAAACATTAGCAGATTTTGAAAGACTATCTATTGATGAATTTCTTCCTCCACATGAACAATTTGTAGATCAGTATAATCATTATCTAAACTTAGGTAAGAATATAGCAAAAGATAGCAAGATAGTTACTGTTGCCCTAGCAAGAGATTGTGATGAACATTTATCTAACTCTATATCTAGAATACAATCTTTAGACTGTAAAGAATCACAAATTTTTATTTTTGAAAATGACTCCAAAGATACCACTAAGCAAATATTAAAAGAACTATCAGACACACACAAAAATATATACATACAATGTATAAATAATAATCGAGAATATTTAACAAATCGTTTTAGATCAAGAACCAATGCCCTTGCAGAATATCGCAATAGTTGCGTAGAGTGGGTTAGAGATAATTGCTCTGATTATGATTATGTAATCGTATTAGATCTAGATGCTGACCTTGGGTTTTGTGTAGATGGTATCTATAATAGTATTGGTTGGTTCGACAGTTTAAATAACGCTGGAGGTATTGGATCGTATTCTTTGTTGTTAATGCATGGTAGAGACTCCACTTTCTTTGCTCATTATGATAGTTTTGCTGCTAGATTAAATGATTGGAAACCTACACCAGAAGATTGCGACCAGAATAATGAGTGGTTTAAAAAACTTCATCCACTAATAGGTTCAGAACCTTTTCATCTGTATTCTTGTTTTGGGGGTTTAGCAATATATAAAACTAAAGCATTTTTATCTGGAAAATATAGTGGCGACCTTGGTAGTGAGCATGTGAAATTTCATAAAGATTTGTACGATAATGGATATAAAATGTATCTTAATCCTAGTAGTAGGTTTTTTTCTGTATACGAGAATTACTTAAATGATAAATAAAAGTTTTGTAATATACGGAGAAAGAAATAGTGGAACTAATTATTTAGAAACACTACTAACTGGTAAATCATATCATTTGCATCATCATGTTGCTGCTTTTGATATTAATCTAATAAATCCATCAGCCATAAAAGCAGAATTTAAAAAATTATTCGGACATAAACATTTTTTTGGATTTCATAGTGATGCAATTAAGGAAGCAGATAATACTATATTTATAGGAATAGTTAGAAATCCTTACGATTGGATTATGGGACTAAGTAGAACTTTACATCATGTTCCACCAGAAAACCATGATATAATAGGTTTATTGACTAATGAATGGTATTCTATTCATCACGACAAAAAAAGCAAATTTTACTGTGAAGAAAAATTAAATGATAGAGATTTCGATACTGAATCACGATATAAAAATATCTTTGCTATGAGAAGTAAAAAACTCCGTTATTTATACCACACCATGCCAACTATAGCAAAAAATTATGAGTTTATCAAATATGAAGATTTGTGTAATGACCCTTGGAGCATAGTTACGCGATGGTCTAAGAAATATAATTTACTATTAAATATGCCCATCTTACAACCTATAAAAAAAGAACCATATCATATTGAACCAGACATTAAAAAGATAATAGACAACAATATTGATTGGGAAATAGAAAATCAAATAGGGTATTTTAGGAAATGAATAAATCAGATATCGAAATTATTGAAGAATGTGTTTTGAGAATTAGTAAATCAGATGGATTGTCCGCACTTGCTGCTGTAATTCAACATTCTATGTGGTATCTAAAGGAAAATCCTAAAGCAAGCATCACTGAAGCACTAAAACATGGTAAATATATGGCTTTTGAATACGTCTATCATGTGGACGATTCAGATTAAAGAATCCCACTTGACAAGCCGATACTAGTAGTGTAGAATGGAACGTATCACAGAAATCAACTCTTTTGGAGACTACTATGGCTACTTTGGAAAAGACCGAAAAGAAAACTACCTACTGCCGGAATCGTGCTGACGAATTCTTTAAAACATTTCCTACACAAAAGATTCAAGACTATAAGGAGTACTGGGAAAGTGTACGACCACAGAATCACGCTGATATTTTTAGGCGTTATCTCTTTGCTTACTGCTCTGTTCACACTAGTTGGAAGGGGAATTGCTACGGCTACAATGCCATTAAGAACTACGAAGAATGGATCGACAACAAAGAAACTTTGCGAGAAAAACTCGCAGGATCAGGCGTAGGACTTCACAATAATCGTACCAAGTATATCTGGGACTTTGCTACTCAGTTTTGGGCTAATCCTAAAGATTTTTATCTGACCACTAAGAAGTATCACGTTAAGAAGCGTGATGAAATTGTTAACAAGATCATGGGTCTTGGTATGGCAAAAGTAAGTTTTGCTTTAGAGATGATTCATCCTAATGAGGCCCGTGTTCTTTGTGGTGATGTTCATCAACTGAGACTTTACAACATGGAACATCTTACCTATAATAAAAGCAAGCAAGGTATTGAAAAGTATAAACGAATGGAGCAGCATTGGAGCGTTAATTGTGGCAAACTAAAGGTTCCATCCTATATTGCTCGTTGTGTATACTGGGATGCTCTGCAAGATAAGGAAGATTCTCGTTACTGGTCATATGTATTGGAGGCTTAAATGAGTCAGAATGGAAAGGGCGATAAACCCAGACCTGTGGATCTTAAAAAATACAATGAAAACTATGACAAGATATTTAGAAAGAAGAAGCAGAAGAAATCTAAATGAACGAATTAATAGATGTTCTTTCAGTGTGGTGGATAAAAGTATTAATAGATATAACTATTGTATATATGTTTATCAGTCTTTCAAAAGAAAGGAATAATAATGATAAGTCTGATTCAAATAATGGGAATTGATAATTTCTTAACATTTTGTGGATTTGATTCTCAAGAAAAATTATCAATTACAAGCAAATCGACAATATCACTCAATAACTAAAGGGTGTATAATATTATGTAAATATTTCATACTTTTATATTGAGGTCACAATGAGCAAATTAACAAAGGGTAAGAATAAAATGATCTTTGGAGTATGTTCTGGATTATCAGAATATACTGGTATTGACGTAACTTTGATTAGATTTGCGGCAGTAATAGGAGCATTAGCAACCGGAAGTATCTTGTTTTGGATATATGTATTGCTTGGTATATTGCTACCAGCAAATACGGATCAATGAAACATCTACTAGTTGCTATAATCCTAATATTAGGGCTGAATAGTATTGCTCTATCGGATGAATTAATGGTTGTTAGTGCTTCTTGGTGCAATCCCTGCCAACAACTAAAAGCATATTTAAAAAGAAATAAGCCGAATCTCAAGATTATTTATGTAGATTTCGATAAAGATAAAGACACTATTAATAGATTAAAAGTAAGTAAAGTTCCAACGTCTTTTATTTTTGATGACAGCGGCAAAATGATGTCAAAAAAAATAGGTTACGACAACAATTATAGCGAGTGGCTAAAGCAATATGAATGATTATACCCATTATTTCCCAAATGCAAATTCTATGCTAGAATTACACAATAACGCAAGGAAGGTATCTTGGTTGCACAACCTTCCTGTGCTAAAAAATAGTGATATTTTAGAAAAATATGCTAGTGAATGGGCTAAATATATGGCCGACACTAATGTTTTGCGACATAGTACCATAAGAGACATTATGGATCTTGGATTTTCCAGAGCCGGAGAAAATATAGCATACGGGCAGAAAGACGAAAAAAGCGTAATGCAAAGTTGGATGAATAGTTATGGACATAAACGAAATATAATGAATAAACATTACACGCATATGGGTTTTGGATTTTCTTATTCTGAAAACAGTACTCCATACTGGTGTGTGTGTTTTGGAAAAAAGAAGGATTGACTAATTGGGATTTGTGTGATATAATGCCTTATAGGACTTTATTTAGAATTGGAGAAAATAATGAATAAGAAAAGAATTCATTGCTCGGATGATTTATTTATGCAGGCGGTTTTTTCTAGCAAGACTTATGCGGAAATATCTGAAAAAACAGGACAAAAGATAACAAGCACTATGGCAAGATATGCTAGGATCAAATCTGCTCTTGCATCTAGTGGTATTGAACTTCCTAAAATGGAAAGAAAAAAGCCAGAAAAACAAATAGACAAAAGCGAAAGACTTGTGCAAATTTATCAAAGACTTAAAGAGCATCATGGCGATATGTGATCAAAAGATAACATAACCAAAACGCCGAAGTGGTGGAATAGGCAGACACAACAGACTTAAAATCTGTTGCTCATTACGGGCGTGTGGGTTCAAGTCCCACCTTCGGCATTAACATTGTATTACCTAAACATAAAGGATAGAGCATGGGGTACGACGGCAAATTAGTTAATTCACATACACCCAATCATCATAATACTAAATCTTATTTTCAGGCTTTTGAGATTATTACCTGTAGGGAGATTTCAGATTATGAAGGCGGCACTATTATTCAAGAGATTAAAACAGCAGAAGAATTTTTAAATGCTGATGAGTTTGCGGTTGACCAGCCGTTCTACAGAGTATTTGGGGTCTATAAACCAGAGTACTATAAAACAAGAAAAGCATTAGGAGATTTTTATAATGTGACTGATGCCTCTACTTTTATTGAAGAAATTACTGGCGTACCTGTACACATTTACTCATACTAATGATTCATCACGATTATTTGGTAGATACTAGTTGGTGTGACTCGGGTGGTTATTGTGATTTCCTACCCATCAGAGGCCACCAAAATTTGGGTTTTAAATCTTTTAAGAATAAAACCAGGGCAAGAAAATCTCTTATTAATCAGCTTATATTAAATAAGTTCGACCTTGCCCCGTCCATCCTCACGCCACTCTGTAAAATAGCATACTGGTATGACCCAGAACTTTTAAGAGCATGGACTCCTAGCGAAACTGTGACCAGTTGGGGCTATGTGACAGAGAAGGCTGTTCTGTTTGATATTGATGCTAAAATCCCACACAGGAAAATACAGGATTTGGTTGACAACATTAGAGAAAAAACCGGATTAAAATTCTGGGATTGCCATATGAACAATATCGGTTATATTAAAAGAGGAAGAAGAAAGAAACTGGCCTGTATTGATACTGGCTATGAAAGTTTTGAAGGATATTCTAACGCATGGGGCTTTGAGGAACCGGGGCCAAAATGTCCTTACTGTGAAAAATATAATTGTAAATGTCCTACTGTTTATGATTGAAAGGAAAGATTATGCCATATATTAAAGAAGAAGCAAGAGTATTTCTAGATGAATGCATTGAAGATATGATTCAATGCTTAACAGAAGGTAATCAATTAACAGATGATGAATTTCTTTCCATATTGGGAGAAATCAATTACACTTTTAGTAGAATACTAGCAGGAAGCATGGGTAAAACATCTTATAGTAAAATTGCTATGATTACTGGTGTATTAGAAAATATCAAGCAAGAATTTTATCGTAGAGTAGCAACTCCATATGAAGAATTAAAAATAATTCAAAACGGCGACATAAAAGAGTATAAATCATGCCAGTAGACCCAATATTAAAAGCTATATTAGAAAATCAAAAACAAATAGCCTTAATACAGAAAGAACTAAAAGACCTAAAAAAGGGAATAAAAAATATTGATGGCAAGATCAACACAATACATGATAAAATTCAAGAATTTGAAGTCGTTTTTGATGCTGCTGAAATTATAGAAGATGAAATAGAAAGACATAGAGATTATGAATCAGAATGGAATCCTTATGACGATGAGGATTTTGAGCCAGAGGATTATGAGGACTATGAAGAATACAACGACGACGATGATGATGACGTAATCCGTGGATATTGAGGATTGGTTAGAAATACTTGATGATGACGATATAGAATATCCTCTATTGTGTTCAATGGATAATATCTGGACTCCACCAGAAAATAAAAATTAATGCTTGACAAGCCAAATGGTCGATGGTATACTTAGGCTATCACAGGACAATTTTCTTTTTTGGAGACTACACAGATGAAACTTGCAGATCGTACCGTTGAAATTCACAGTCGAGGCATGGACAGTGCTAATCAGTTCACAATCGCCCAGACCAGCAAAATGTTTAAGATCCTTTCGGACTCTTTATATTCCGATAAGGTTATGGCAGTTATCAGAGAACTGTCTACTAATGCTTACGACGCTCATATTGCAGCAGGCAACCAGAATCCTTTTAAGGTTACTTTGCCTACCTCATCTAACCCTAACTTTACGGTGAGAGATTATGGTACTGGACTTTCTCAAGAGGATATGGAAGAACTCTATACGACTTATGGGGCTAGTAACAAGAATAACAGTAATGATTTTACTGGTTGTCTTGGTCTTGGTTCTAAGAGTCCATTTGCTTATACTAAGAGTTTTAGTACCACTTCTTACTTCAATGGTAAAGCATACAATTATATAGCGGCTATGGATGAGAATGGCGTTCCTAGTCTCAACCTATTCGGAGTCAGTGATACTAACGAACCTAATGGTCTTGAAATTAGTTTTGCAGTAAAGCAGTATGATTATCAAGAGTTTAATCAGAAGGCCAAGAGGATCTATCACTACTTTAAAACAAAGCCTATTGTAGAAGGTTCGGTTGATTCTGGTATGCAGGATCACTCTTACTCTTACCACAATTATGTGATTGATGGTGATGGGTGGAAGGTTGGTCGATTGTCTGGTGATAGCGGGCAATTTCCTTCATCGCACCATAATGCTGGTGGAGTTGTTGCAGTCATGGGAAATATTGCATACCCAGTTAGTGCCGATAAGATTATTGGTGAAGAAGAAGAGACTACTAATAGCAATATTCAAAAGTGGAATCGAACTTTCAGAAGGGCAGATGTTGACAACTGGAAGAACCTAGTCAGAGAGATTCTTAATGCTGGCCTATATCTACAAATCCAATTTGATATTGGTGAATTGGAGATGGATGTTAGTCGAGAAGGTTTGCAGTACACTAAGGGTGTGATCAATGTGCTGCGTAAAAAGACTCAAGAAATTTATCTTCAACTCAAGGAAGATATGACCACCAAGGTTGCAGAATGTACCAATCTGGTACAAGCATATCAGACATATTATAGTCTGAGTGATCTTGCTGGCGGGTATAGTGCGGGTGCTAGTTGGACTGATCCTGACGGCAAAACGCATGAACTGTCTA